AATTAAAAAGATGGTTTGACGAAAAATGGGAAGATGTTGGAGGAATGGAATATCCTATTTATAGACCAACAAAAAGAATAAATAAAGATACCCCATTATTGGCTAAAGAAATTGACCCATATAACCTTATGATTTTAAGTTTATTAAAACAAATAATTAAAGGGGATAAGAACCTACCACCATTTCAAGAAAAGTAGGAAGTAAGAAGTATTATTCTATTTGTCCCTATTTTAGAAACCCAAAAGGAAATTAAACTTTCATAATATCTATTCCTCTACCTGTATCTTCTTGTACTATTCTTGCCGGTTGAGTATCTATCTCTATTTCTTTTCTCAATTTAGCATCTGATGGCTGAAAGAAATGTTTTAAAATATATTCATTCTTTTTGAAATCAATTGATTCATTTAAATCATCAAACATTCCTAAAAAGGTTTCTATATCTTGGTAGAAATTATTGGATTTATATTTAGACGGATTAATATAATGCAACAATGCACAACAATAGAAACCACATGCGTTATTCATTAAGCTTTGAATATCTCTTGTATTAAATGGTAATTTTTGTCCGAATGTATCCATTACAACCTTTTTCACATTTTCTGGAGGCGGTCCTCCATAAGAACAAAAATAAAATGGTTCTACTTTACCATTAGGATATTTATTAACTTGCATAGCCGTCCAGTGTGACCCATCATTTTCAAATCCATTTTCATCTAACGCATTTTCCAGATTAATTATATATGCTACATTTGGTTTGATTTTTTTAGGTAATTCATCTTTAAAAAATACTCCTTCTAAAGGTATTTCCATTTTTTTACAAAGTTCTTTTAACTGAAAATCTGTCAACATGTTATATATATAATCTTATATTTTTATTTTAAGATTATACTTTATTATTAAATTGAAAACTTATTTAACCTTTATGAAACTTCTGATATGCAACCGGAAGAGTATACCTCAATTGGTTATTTTCAAAAAAAGGTTTAGATTCTAAAAAATTAGGAATCATTTTACTACCGGATAATTGACTTGTTACTGCTCGTCCTCTTGCACTTGATGCGTATAATCCTGACCCAGCATACAAACCCATTCCCATATCTGATTTTACAGATTTAGCCTTATCTATTCCTTCTTTAATTAATGAACTACTCATAGCATTAGAAACAGCATCTCCTAAACCTGCTTGTTTCAAATAATCCATATTTGTGCCTAATTGTTCGTTTAGTTTTTGAATTGTATTTGCATCAGGAGTAAAACCATATCCTCTTGGATGTCCATAGATTGATTTATATAAAGCAGGACCAATTACATTATGCCCTAAATCATAACCTAATAATAATGGGTTTGAGTCTTCTAAACCTTTACCATCAATAAAATTAACAAGTTCCAAAGGGTTCAAATACTTACCTACTTCAGCCATAACAGGTCTTACATCTTCGTTTGTAAATGCTCGTCCACACATTCCTTTACCTTTTTTTGCTCTTAAATCTGCCATTCTCTTTTTCATTTCAGGCGACCCCTTTTTCATTCCCATACCTGCAATTCTCTTTTCTAAAATATTTATTCCTTTATCAATAGCCTTGTCAGCAACTTTATCAACCAATTTTTCTGTTATAGAACATCCTTTCATTCCTTTTCCGGATGCTTTTTTTTCTAAAAACGACAAACCTTTATCAATAGCTTTATCGGCCACTTTATCGGCAATTTTATCAAAAATATCACCTCCACACATGCCTTTCCCCATTTTATTCATTTGTAGCTCTTGAGGGGTCAATTGTAGTTCAGAACCCTTACCTTTAGCAAATGTTCTACTAACTATTGAATATTTCAAAGGGTCTACTGCAACGCAAACGCCTTTCCCTGACATAGCAGGTTTTACTCTAACTTTGTGTCCGTTTCTCAATTTACTAATTTGTTTAGGACTTGCCGAAATCTCTAAAACTGAAGATTGCATTATATATCTAATAAGAGATAAAAATTAATTGTAAATTATTAATTTTTATTTAATAGAAAAGTAGGAAGTAAGAACCTTAATTATAGTTGTCCTTGTTTTAGAAAAGGTAAAAGGAAAAAGATTATTGCTAAATCATCCAATTTATTTCTTAAACTCGGCTTCCAGTTAGAACATCAACATCAACTGACGCACCATAAGCACAAAACACAAATAGATTAACAGCTCTTTGACTTTGGTTCTGTCCAACAATTTGAACCGATTTTGGAACAGATTGCTCTACCGGCAACATGCGACTAACATTTACATAATGATAGCAGTATTCCATTTCAAATCCAAGAGAGTTAAACAATCCTGAATTAATGCCTTCTGTTTGTCCTCCGTTGATAGCATTAGCACCATAAAGTTGGTTGTTGAATTGTTCGTATGCTCTCATTTGAGTATTGTAAATGGCGTTCTGTCCTGATATAACAACATTAAAGTTATTCAACAAGCATAGAGGACTTGTAGGCCCAGTTCCAGCAGGGTCAAATGGACTCTGATAAACAGGAATAGCAATTGGCAAACCAGTATTAGCAATTCCAGCCTGTTCCGAGTAAAATGGCAAAATCAAAACAGATTTAAGATTAGCAATACCGTTACTAACCAATTGATTTATAGTTCCGTTTACGGCGATGTTATTAATTGAATATTGGTATAAATCTTCATATTCAATATGTTTAACCGGAGATGACAAATATGCGGTTTCAAAAATAGGGTTGAATGAATATGTTGGGACATAAAGAGTAATAGAACGCCCAAGAGTTCCTGACCCTGTCACACCGTTAGTAGCAAGGGTAGTATCTAAACAAGTTGCACCAACCGAAATATTTGCTCTAAATAGAGTATCAGTTGCTACAGTTCCCCCGAAAGCAACTGTAGCACCATTATTAGCAAGTTGAGATGCCAACGTAAGAGGATTAACACCACCATTAGGGTTAGAAACACTTGTCAAAGTATAGGTTCTTGCACCTCCTACTCTTGTAAAAGTAGTAGTAGTGTTATTTAATGCCATAGTCATCTTGAAATACGCACCCTTTAGCAAAGGAACATTATTGAAAAATGAATGGATGTGTCTTAAGTAAATTGTTGCCATAATACTAATTTGGAAAACACCTTGAGATGTCGTAGCCACAGCATTTTGCTTTTTAGAAATATAGGATTTCCACAAGTTAGTTGCGGATTGAACTGAAAGAATATCAGCACCAAAAGTACCATCACCTGAATCACCATTACTATCATAATTGATATACGATTGGCGTTTTTGGAAACCAAGATTTCCACCAGCAGAGTTATATTGATTAAATAAAACGACAGTTGCAATACCATTACTTGATGTAATCGCATTTGTGTTATTACAAATACCTTGACCACTTGAACTTACGGCAGATTCAAAAGTCCAGCTCAAGGGGTCATCAGGATAAAAACCAATAGTAGAACCAATAACAGCAACATCAGACCAAGAAAGGGTAGTCATAAGTTTAAATGAGTTATACATGTTAACAAATGGAGTCTGTTGAATGACAGTTGAATTACCCATTTCTAAAGTAAACGAGTGTATCATTTGTCCGAACCAGTTTTTCAAACCAATAGCATAATCAGCAGAAGTAGCAGTAGTCGCAGGGGCAAAATCACCAGCAACAATATTAGCAGTTGCATTAGCACTTGCTATAGTTAAAAGCATAGGAACTTCTAAATATGCCTCTCGGTAAGAAACATATTTGTTAGAATTGGCAAGTTGGGATGTATCAAGAGTAGCCTGATTAGAATTGTAATTCGCATTTTGGTTATCAAGAATATTCAACCAATCCTTTTTAATAAAAACAGATGGCGTAGACTCTAATTCCTGTGAGAGGTCAAAAACAAGTTTATCGCAAGACATTATATATATTTAGTTAGATAAAAAAATATATATAAAAAGACCAAATACGCTAAATATTATTATTCTCTTACAAAGAAAAATTAATATTCTTGGGTTTCTTTTTATTTGGGACTAATGATTCTAATTTCTTATTCATTCTTTCTAAAGAACCTCCAGTTTTATAAGGATTACGACCGGTTGTTCCAATATAATCATCAACTGAACTATATGATGATGCACCACCTACACCTCCATTTAAAAGAACAGCTCCCATCCCCATTCCTCGCATCCCTTTCATTCCCCTTGTATGTGATATTCTAATACCACAACCATTTGAAAAAAATATTTT